GTTGTTCCATTGTTATTTTTTCAAAGGCATAGCAGGTTATGTCTATATCGTTCCACTTTGTTTTCCCCTTAACCTTCAATTGTGTATTACCATAATCAACTACGATAGTGCCATTGTCAACTGTGGGCAATTGAACCGCCTTTCCATATACACCAATATCTCCCAGTTCTGAAAATACCAATTTGAACCGGAAGGACAGTTGCGGGTTTAAGTTATCTGGTGTCAGTCTTGCCATTATCCATGTCCTACTTTATATATAAATATCAATACCGTATGAATTTTATACCAACAAAAAAAGGGCGAAGGTTAACCCAACGCCCTAATTTTTTATCAAATAAACTTACTCGTTATTCTTGAAGTTGAAAGTTCCGGAGTTAAGGAACAAGGCCAAAACCCACAAGATTTTTTCAGAAATTCCCGGATCAAACGGTGCCTGACCAGAGTCAAGAAAGAATTTAAAACCAGTAAGAACAGATGCGATTATAACAAATACAAGCGGACTCTTTGTTTTGAACTTGTCAAGAATTCCAGCAAGTAGTGTTTGAATTACGTTGGTATTCATAATGATTACCTCATTTTAAATTGTTTAACTAAATGTAGCGTAGTCGTAGCTGATAGTGATTTCACAAGTTGTCACATCGTCTGTACCACGATCCCTGCTGCCCCAGTTTACCGATTCGAAGAAGGCTCCGACAAGTTTCCATGTACCTATCGGCGTTTCGTCCGGAGCAAGTTGCATCAACTGCATATCGTGCTTGTAAACTGGTGCGTATGTATCAGTAGCAGATTCAACCGCTTGGTGCTGTTGTAAATACGCCCACAGTTCCTGAGTAGTTATTCCTTCAAACTGATAGCAACTGAGGGAGATTGAATCCCACCTAAGTTTACCTTTCACTTTGAAATATGAGTTGATATATTCGACCGTGACAGGATTGCCTTGTGCAGTCGGTTCGGCTGCTGACTTTGCATAAAATTGCGCTCCCGGCAATTTGCTCGTAGTGACCCAGTATCTAAACTGCAACATTGGGTGATACGCATCCGGTACTAATAGTCTTGGCATTTTTTATTCCTCTATTTTACTATAAATATGCAACTGTTCAAATTTATTCATTCGTGTCTGTTGGGAACAGCGCACCAGTCGGCAGAACTACGAAGTCAACTATAATGAATTCGGCGGTCTTAGCTGGTTTCAAGTAAATCTGACAGCGCATTTCGTTACGATCAATTACATCAGCAGTGTTGTTAGACTCGTCAATGATGATTCTGTAATCATATAAACCTTGCTGGTTCTTCACGTTACGGAAGTAAGGATCGGTCAATTCAACAAACTTTGCACGAGTTTCTACTGTGTTGTTTTCAAACACGAGGTAGCGAACAGTCTGAGCAACAAATCTCTTTGCGTCAATAAGAAGTCTGCGAACATTGATACGATCAAGTGCAGATTGTTTCTTTTGAAGAGTTTTCTGGCCCCAAACAGTTATACCTTCTCTTGGGTATGTCGCGATTGGATTGACTGACTTGATATACAGATTGTCTCTGTCGTTCTGAGTCATCAACCTTTCGGTCTGTATTACATTGTCCAGAACGCCACGATTGAGACCAGCCGGAGCATACCAAGGATGTTTTACAAGGTCGTTGAAAGAGTAAACCGCAGATACTACCGTACTTGGCGGGAGCCATACGTTTCTTCCCAAATCGGGATCAGCCACTTGGCACCAAGGATAATAGTATGCTGCATAGTTTGTATTTCTACCATCAGCTGCAAGTTGCGCCTGACCCACGGTTGAACCTTTGTAAGTCGGATCAATGACATAGAATACATCACCGCGATCCTCGCACATATTAATAGCACGTGTGATCATCGGGCCGTGACCGTCTAAGTTGTCAATGAGGCCGGGAGTAAACAGAAGGTTGATATCGTACTGGTCTTTGTTGGACAGTATGTCAATCGCATCTGCATAAGCCGTGAAACCCCATGACTGACTCGCAGGGTTAAAGCCCTGTGTATTGGTTGCAAAGATGCTTTCATTCATTGCTCTTGGATGGATTACGTTACCTTCGCTGCCTCCTGCAAATGTACCAGAAACAACTGCCGGAAGTGAACCGGAGAGTGCTGCTGCACGAACAGAACCGTTGCTATTAAGGTAATTCATAATGTTCTGAACACCTTCTACGCGAACGAAACGAGAACGGTTCGGGAACGAACCAGACCTTTCAAGATAAGGCATACCGGAAGAATCATATCTAAGTGTATGAACTTGGTCTCCGATAACACGAGAAATGTAATTTTGAGTATTCGGATCAAGAGATATCTGAGAATATTGTTCCAGTATAACCTTTCTGTTGGAAGTATCGTCGCCTCTACGAATGTACAGGTCAAATACACCTCTGGAAGTATCTACGTTTGCAATTTCCCATCTCATATTGAACATTGATCCTGTGAGCAGGAGATTGTTCGTAGTTTCTTCGGAAGCATATCCCGAGCCAGAGATGGATGCAGTTATATTACCGCTATTAGAAATATCTCCATCGCTCAAAGCAACCAATTTGAACGCCATGTTTGTAGCGCCATACGGGCCGTTTGCCTTGTAAGAAGAAGAGTTGATTACAAAAGAATACGCTGGCTGATAATTGGCATTGAGAATTTTGCACACAGTAATAACTTGACCATAACGAAGATATTCTTGAACGGTATGGGTAGTAAGATACTTATACATTTTCTCGGAAGCGCCGGAGCCAGATGTGAACGTGTCGCCGAACCACCGGATATACTCACTGTATGTGGATACGGGTGTCGGTACAAATGCTGGGCCACGAACCGTAGGGCCGATAACTGCTGCGCCAACCGCCTGAATTTGCAAGGGACGGAACGAAAGGTCGAATTCCCTTGTAAAGACTCCCGGCGAAAGGAAGACGTTGTTAGATGGCATAAGTTTATTTCCTCATTTTTAATATAAGTATAGTCTTATTTTTTCAAACCTTTAAATTAAAATTAACTGACTATCCGCATATTGGGTACTAATTCACAGTTTATTAAAATACTCCAAAGAACTTTTGTAGGTTTTTGTAGCATTGACATTTGATACGAACTCTATTTCTTTACCGCTACTGTTGAAAACAGAAATACCAAATTCATTAGGCTGTTTTTGAACTAAATATTTTTCAAGACCATCCTTTGTTAAGCCTTTGGCATAAACAGTGATTTGTGTTTTATGTGATTCTGGATAATCATAAGACTTTTTTCTTTTTACAAAATCAAATTGAGACATTTTTATCGGTGTAGAATAGACTGTTGAATTTTCTTTCAAAGCCTTTTCAACCATCGGGCGAATAAGGTTCATAAGTTTCATTTCTAACATCTGTTTCCTGACATAGGTTTCTAACAGTTTCTTTGTTCTTGGTGTAATTACCATTGTTGATTCCTTTTTTTAAATTAACTTTTTGCTTTGAGAGTTAGAGAAACTTCTAACCATCTCGTGAATAGATAGCGATGAGCGATTCATAAAAGTTTTGGCAGGCTCAACTTTTTTGTTGCCCATCCAAACATATCCTTCTTTCAATGTCAGTGGAGCATTTGGATATTTCTTGGCCATCGCATTGGCAACATTGGAAAATTTAGCCTTGACATTGCTGGAAACTTTCTCATTGTTATTTTGTTGTTCAGAAAGATTTCCAAAGAACCTTTCGTAGTTTTCTTTTAAAGACATTTTATCTCCTTATTTTATGTAAATTTTCATTGGAAAATACTTCAACTGTTTGTTTAAATTGTCTGCCACAGCACTCTTCCGTTCAAGTTGAGCCTGTTGTCCCATAAAATCCAATGTCGTCTTCAACTCTTCAATCAACGCATCTTGTTTTTCCTTACCCGACGATACCAAATCAGAGCCATTCAGCGACACTTCACCATCCGGAATCGGAATAGACGAATATTTGTTTCTGATATATCCTAACATCTCGGTGACAATAGCCAGTGTGTATTTTCGTATCCACTGCTTTCCAACCTGATTGATGTATTTATAGGTTATGTTTTGGTAAGGTATGTTTGAAATATCACTTATTCTACCAAGACCATCGTCGGACTCACTATCAAATGGTAAACCTTTATTGTTGAGTGTATAAGTAAACCAAAGTTTCAAATCATCTTTCGGAATAGGGAATATTCTCAGTCTGTTTCCGGTCAATTGAAATGAATATCCAGACTTTCTTATTTGGTCGTTGAACTCAACCGCCTGTGTTCTTAATAAATCGTGATAGACTGGAAGAAGCATATAGCTTTCTGCGTACCCAGTACCTCCCCAGTTGAACTCTTCCAACACCCCTGCTGTTCCTACACCTAAACTCGGATCCATAATTCGGAGAACAGAAGGTTTATTTTGATGGAAAATTTTTCGAATACTAAATTCATCCGTAGCAAATGAACCTTTCTCCAAGGTAGAATCGGAAGTCAAATCATACACCTGCTTGTTCTTCCGAAGTTGAACCGATCCTGTATAATATATCCGAGTTCCTCCGGAACCAACCTCCGTACCATACGCCTTTGCTATCTTGAATATGCCTGCAAATGATTGAGGAACGTATCTCTGTGTTAAATTTATGCTTCCGGTATTTATACCTGACAAGTTCAACATCTGATCTCTTGCCTGATATGTATTTAATTGAGCAGCATATTCGTTGACTGCCTCCTCAAATGCTGCATAAAAATTGACTTCTTGAAGTTCAACATCAGTAATGGGAAATCCTAAACGATATGCTGCCCAAGATGCTACTGCCTCCGCATCGCACTGGAATTCGGAATCACTGTCGTAGAAACCGAACGGCGTAAAGGTTTGAGGGAAGAAACTTCCCGAACCCGCCCAAATATCTATATTAGGAGTATATGCCATTATTAACCCTCAAAGTGTTCTTTCTCGAACATAAATAGTTGAAATTTCTCTTTTGCGTCTATGAGTTCAAGTGCATTCAAGAAGTCAGAAAATTCGGCTACGGATTCTGTCTGAATCGTTCTGTATTTTTGTAAGAAGTCAAATGTATTAATGTCCTGTACAAGAATCTTCTTTGAGTTCTCTGCGTACTTGTTGAACAAATCATATTCTAACTTATAGCTTTTCTCTATAATTTCAACCAGCCCAGTAAATTTGTGATTTGTTTCAACCTTTGGGATTGCGGGTTGAATATTCCACTGGTTCAAATATGCCATAATACCGTTTGCATGATCCAGTTCGGCGGCTGCTTCTGCAAAGAAAAATTTAGCTGCCTTGAAGTATCCTACGTTTTGACAATAGTTGGCCGCACACGTGTAATGGTAGTGTGCAAGATACTCGTCACCGAGCCGATCGTTGAGCATGGTAACTACTGCTGGTTTAAGTTTTTCTGGCTTAATCATAAGATTCTTCTTAATTTAGTTTGTTCAATATTTGCCGTAGGTTCTACGGACGTTGGTGTATTTATATCCTGTATCTCATCAAATAATATTTGTTCTGTACCTTCTTCCAAGAATTTAACCTTCTTGATAGAATAGGCTTTTTGTATTTTTGATTGTTGATATTCGTACTCATTTCTTAGATACCCATCAACCTGTAATGTCATACTGGTTTTTATCAACCTGTCTTCCCCGGGAGCATTGACATTGTCATGGGTAATTGATTGTATATTCGTTCTGAATTTCCAATAATCGCCCCACATATGCCCTGAAAGCGGAATTAAGCCTTGAACCAGTGTGTTCATTTGCTCTTGTAAGTCAGTCCAAATAATTAACTCATACGTTATTCGGACGTACTCTGGAACATCAATCAGATAGAACTCAAAAGATTCCTTTGTCAGATATTGGCCAGCTACTTTGTCATATTGCATACCGGACGATTTGTATGGAATCAACTTTGTTTTTGGATACAAGGTCGTGTTACCGCCCCAAACTTGTCCCGGGAGCATATTAATCCGCTCGTCCGCAGAGACATCGCTACGCCGTATGGCTATGACCGGAGACAGAATTTTCCGATCATAATCCCGCATGAAACCGTTGGCTCTAATCTGCGCCCACTTTTCTCCGGATGCAAAAGTTACCGGAACAGATATAGAAGTATCATTGTCAATAACCTTCGGCTTCCAAACACTATTCAGATAATAGTATATGCTATAATCTATATCATACAATGTTACCTTCGGAACCTTGACAATGTCATTGTCCCTCCGCATGGAAGTTTCGCGAGCAATAGAACTTGCGCCCCTACCATCCTGATATGGCAATGTATTAGGTTTCATTATAAATTCCTCGGAATTGTATTAGTTACAGTGTGATTGTTTACTCCGGATCGGACATTGACAAGGTTCAATTGTGAAAGTCTTGTCAAGTGAGCCGTGCATTTTACTGCTATATTATAGCCAAATTGGTAATTACTTCTACCCTCAGTTGTTATTGGAAGTGTATCTGGATTTCTGCCAAACCAGTATTGAATTGAGTTCATATTATCTATTTCATAATAGTTCTCATCAAACTTGATAATATCTCCCACTTCCATAACAAACTCAATGTCTTTCAGGTCGTCTCTTAAAAATGCGAAGTTTACGGTCTGGGTTGTATCCATACCAGCATCCGTATCATTCATGTTCATATCTTCTTTGTTTACCAAGGCAAAGAGACGAATCGGTTGATAGTAAACCTTTTTAGATGATTCTTGGTAAATGGTAAAATTAGTTTCTTCCAGTGATAGCTTAAATACAGCGACCTCCACAGATATCAACCTGTGCATCAACTCCTTTGAAAAGTGTTTAACAAGGAGAGAATCTCGTTTTGTACCTCCGAATAATGGCAACTAATTTTCCTCTTTTCATATAAGTATGTAAGCCGTTACCCAAAACTGATTTGTTGCATTCCCGGAGGAGGAGATACTTTTTCAAACAGCGTATCCGGATTTTCTAATTCCAATTGTTCAATGATAAGATTTTCCAACCTGTCAATAACTTGTTTAAATGGATTTGAACCTGTGCCTCCGTTCAAGTCGTCCGCAGAATAGTCGCTGAATCTAATTGCCCCGATTTGATTAGTACATTCAACGTCTGTGTAAATTAAACCTTCGTTCTCTGTCTTGCCTGCTTTTACAAAATAGCACTTCAAGAAGATGTAATACTCGTTGTTTTTGTATTGATACTCCGTAGATGGTACGGATAGAGTTCCTGTTGCTTTGATCATAATTTGCGGCTCCGTAAAATTAATTAATAATAAATCAACATTCTCCACATCTCGTTAGAGGAGTGACGTATGATGTACAAATATTTTAGCCCATCGGCAGTTTGTATTATTTCCATCCTGTTACTGAGAATCGCAGTACCCATACCGTATGGAATAGTTGCAAATGGAACTATTTCATTTTTTACAATGTCGTAATAATAAACTCGGTTTGTGGCGTTTGCTATGTAATAGATTCTGTCTCCATCATACGCATACATTGTTCCTGTGCTTAAACCTTCGCCATGACCTAATATATATTGACCATAGTTCCATTTGTTTGTTCGTATGTCGTAAACATCAAATGTATGTGAACCGCCGCCTCTCGGAGAAATTAAGTATTTACCACGAGTATCGGCAAGTGAAGAACTAAAATTCCATTCAACGGTAACACCTGTGCTTATTGCTGGACGGCCGATAATTGTGTACGTAGATGTGATATCCGGAGCCGTAGCAGTACCAAAAGTTAATTGGTTTGAAGTATTTGAGGTTATCAAATATTCAAAACCTGCTGCAAGCCCGGAAGTTATCAAGACTCGTTTACCAGCCCATTGGTTAACTTTCCATCTCTTAGTCGCGTCGTTCAATGTGGTTGTCGAACCACCAGTAGCGTGTCCAGTTGTGTCAAATATCTTGTATCGAGTATTTGTGTCCGGAATCATTCCGATGCTTGGTACTACTGAGCTAAATGGTGTTGTTGAAGTTGAACCATTTACCGCTGTTGTAATAATTGTAGCCCCGTTTCCTGTCCAGTTAATACCGTCAGAAGAATATGCTGTTGTGTTTGTACCTTGTCCGCCTGCAATCCAGTAAGTTCCGTTCCAAGATATTGTATTTCCGGAAGTGCTAAATATAGATGTACCTAAACCTGTCCATGACGATCCAGAGTCGGTTGAATACGCAATTGTATTTGTACCTGAGCCGACAGCCACGGCGATTGAACCGTTCCATGCTACGGCATTGCCCTGAGTTGTAAAAGTAGTTGAACCAAGTCCTGTCCACGTTAAACCATCAGTTGAAGTTGCAATTGAATTAGTTCCGTTGCCAACCGCTATCCATTGACTTCCGGCCCATGACAAACCTCGGCCCGCCGTTGCAAATGTAGATGTACCTAAACCTGTCCATGAAAAGCTACCTGTATCCAATGCGTATGCGAGCGTGTTAGTACCTTGACCAGCAGCAAGCCACATATTTCCATTCCACGCTACTGCATTACCTTGTGTACTGAATATTGTCGTACCCAATCCCGTTATTGCTCCCGAGGTCGTACTATCATATCCCCAAGCAATTGTGTTTGTTCCTTGGCCAACTGTAACAAATCTTATACCATTAAATGCCACCCCGTATCCAATCGACGAGTGTGGCGTATTTCCGAAGCCGTTCCAAGTTATTCCGTCATTCGACCAAGCCACTGTATTTGTTCCTTGCCCAACCGCAACGAAACGAGTACCTGTCCACACTATACCATTTCCAGATGTTGAAAATACAGAAGTACCAATACCAACATACGATCCAAGACCGTTAAAATCATTATAAGCAATTGTATTTGTTCCCGAACCTACCACTACGGTTCTTCCAATATTAAGAGTTGTGGCAGTATTGTTCGTGACAATATTTTCACTAACCATTCCGGAAGGAGATGTAAACAAAATTTTATTGTTTATCCAAGCCGATGGTATCCAGTTCTTGTTCGAGTCTGTTATAGATGAAACACTTGCTGTTGTCGGAAATCCAAAAGACAATTGATTATTTGCGAGATACTGATCGTCATCGCCAAAAGCATCCAAGTCTTGTATGAAGTATCGAGAGTTGCCGTTAGTCGGAGCAGTACCAGCTATGAATGAAATAGTAGTTGCAGAGTTTCCTAAAATTCTTCTCCATACAATCGTACCGTTTAAACCGTTGCCTTGGAATCCTAAAAGTTTACCAACGTGTTCATTGGTTTCCCAGTTCTTGGTGCAGTCCACTAATAGCGCGGTTGCTTGCGTATAACGTGCTACGGCGTTTGCAGTCGCAGTTATCAAAACTTCAATTATAGTACCGCTTTGAATTCCAAGAACATTATATGTAGTATTCCAAGCGGGTTCAGTTGCACCCGCAAATATGAACGGGTCGTTTAATACAAAGTCATGTGATATCGGAACAGTTATTACACCAACAGTATCAATAGATGTAATTTCTATTGTACAACCTGTTCCCGCACCACCCGTTGTTGCACGACCAACGCCGACCGTATAACCCGATCCGCAGGTATATAATGAAACTGTAAGAACCGCGCCAGTAATAGAAACTGTTTCAACAATAACTCTTCCGAGTGTTCCGCCTGTTGACACTGTAAGAAGGTCACCTACTGCGTAACCACTTCCGGGAGCCGTAGGTGTTGGATTAACCGCTGTAATACCACCTGTCACACGGGTCGCTGTCGAGACTGCGTGACTCTGCCATCTATTTGATTTTATCAGCGCCATATTGGCAGGAACACCAAAATCAGTAATATTTCCAGTTGACCAAAGCGAAGGTTCTGGATGTTGTTTTAAAATTTGCGCTCTACCGTTTCCTACAAAGAATATTGCGTTTTCAGCAGTAACTCGGTACAAACTTGAAGAATCAGGTAATACATCCCATTTTCTTTCTGTTACAAAAGTATCGGATGTATTTGTTATAATTCTTCGTTCTTGACCTATACCAGAGCCCGATATAATTTGTACCGCAGAACCTATCCATTCTCCTTTTGTCAACGAAAGGCTACTATCAGATATAGACTGTGAAGTGACTGTTGTAATTGAGCCTGTCATATATGTCCCAACCAAGTCGTTTGTTGGGGCGATTGTAAAGTCAGTAGAAAATGCACTTGCACCCTGCAAGAAACCTGCCGGAAGCAATTTCTGAGTCCATCTGTCGGAAAGTATGTCATAATAAAACAACGATGTAACCGTGGTCAACCATATTCCGCCGGACAAAATCATAAACTTTGATGTATTATCTGGGACTACATCCCACGGAGTGTCAACCGTAATTGTCTGTGAAACAATATTGAACATCGCCTGAGAGCCAGCAGTTGTTACCGGAGTAGCGTAAGGCAAACCTGATGAAAATGCTTGCATGAGAAAATTTCTTCCCTCATAGTTTGCATCAAATACTGTCAGGTTGTTTGTATCATTGTAAAGTATTTCTCTAAACTGGCTAAAACCTGTGTTGAATACTAATTTGACATTGTATCCTTCCCACTGATTGAACTTCCACTTTTTAAGAGAGTCAGCAATCGTGTTTGTCGAAGCCGTTGTAGCAACACCGGAATCGTGTACTACTTCCGCGCCCGTTGCAGTTATTGTTCGTTCTTGACCTATGCCCGTTCCTGAAACAATTCGTATGCGATACCCGTTCATGCTGGTGCTGATAGAAGGTATCTGAATAGTATTTGAAGTTGAACTTAATACGTTGCCCCTGTAACCTTGATTCTTAACATATTTTGCAGATACGGCCGTGGTTAGAGTGGGGCCGACACTTAATACTGCCCAAACATCGCCTATTGTGTCATATTTATATAGCTGAGTACCAACCATATAATACAAATATCTATGCGAACCATCTCGTGCAGTTGTCAATATTGAGGTTGCAGATGATACTGCTGGTGCAAACCTGCACCATTCCCATACGGGTAAATCAACCTGTGTTTTTAAGTTATTAGTAAGAGCCATTACGTGTCTTCTTTTTTTATGTAAATGAAAGTTTATTGCGTATTGAATTGGCGTATGTATTACGAGCAATGTTCAAATATTGCTCGGAACCCATACCAGCGTTTGCAGCTACGTTTGAGACACTGGTAACTGTACTCACAGTTCCTACGCTGGTTACGGTTCCCAAGGTCAATCCAGTTGTAATTGCGTCAAGCGTAATTCTTTGTCTTTGCGCACCATCAGTGACTGCCAACGAATCCGCTATCTTTGCAATTCTTTTTAAAAGTGCTGTCTGCTCCTTTACATCCTGTAATGTGTTTTCCGTAGCAGGTGAACCTTTTAAATCCAAAAATATCTGCAAGTTGTGAGAACTTGACATCGCGGTCGTGTCATACGACAGTGTCAACACATTTGATGATATAGTTCCGCCCTGTGCCGGATTTGCAAAGTTATAAATGATTGTATTTGTTGACACGTTTGTAATCAACAATACATTTTCCAGTGTCACCGTGTCAGTAGTATTGAACCTTATTTGCTTCAAACTCGGTGTAAATGTGTAGTCTTGAAATAGTACCTTCATATCGTATAATTATTAAAGTGCAACTGAAAATGCAATCGCTGTGTACATATCAATTACTGGGTTTCCGTTGATGGTTGATTGTGGAGAAATATCTCCTTTGTATGATCCTGTGAATCCATTTGTGGAAGTTACCGAACCTGTGACTATTAGATTGCCTATTGTAGTGGTTGAACCTGATACTATGATTCCGTTAGTGAACCTTCCAGTTCCGGATACGTCCAAGGTGTAGGCTGGATTATTAGTACCAATTCCGAGACTTCCGGAAATAAATGCTTGACCAGATGAGTTAAATGATGCGGCCAGTGTTGCACTGCTTCCGGCAGATACTCGTATAGAACTAACTTTTATTTGTTTGTATGTCGTTCCCGGGCCGTCTGCAAAAGTATAAGCATTTCCAGAATCGCCGATAGCAGTTGTCGGCCACATCAGTAAATTGTGACCATAAAAATAAAAAGAATTTCCAGCTTCAACATCAACTGTTCCTCTAACACTTCCCTGAACATGGAGAGTTTGTGCGGGACTTGACGTTCCGATACCGACTCTTCCATCGTCTCTGACTGTCAAAGCATTGTTGGTTCCTGTACTGTTATGAACCTGCAAACCGTATGTAGCAGAAGTTGTTCCTTGACCTCTGAATCTGCCGTTACCAATTACATCTAATCTATATGCAGGAGTATTTGTGCCAATACCTACGTTTCCACTTCCACTTACATAAATAATGTTTTGTGAAGAATTGGAATCTATCTCAAACAATCCAGAACCGCTGGAACCCGAAACGTGCAACTTTGCGATCGGATTAATACTTCCGATTCCGACATTACCACTTTCAAAGTAGTGTTTATTGTAGAAACTTTCAAACGTATTTACGGCAATATTATAATCAATTTCCTCAACTTTGAATTCATTAATCTGCCATGTTGAATCAACATCGTCTCCTGAAATGTATCCAATATTACCAAAACCTATGCCAAAATATCCGCCGGATGTAATATCTGCATCAACAAAGGTTCCAGACCAACGACCATTTTGAAAAATGATTATATTGCTGCCAAACACACGAACCATTAATGTTGTATTGGTTCCTGTACTCAACGCAATTGCGTTTCCGAGCGAAGTCCAAACACCAGCAACTTTTTTAAGAACTTGTCCAATAGTTGAAGACCATCGAATAGCGTAATAATTGTTATCATCCTGCCATCTGAACAATACCCATACCACGTCATCGGCCGAATCAAATGCTTGTATTGTTGTTGTTATTTGATAATCGTTGAACGAAGAGGTTGTGTTTGTTAGGTAATACGAACCTCGGTCTCCTACTGATATAGTCGGCCCCATTTGACCAAGACCACCACGTACTGTAACAGTTGCAGTTGCAGAATTGGAAAACGTAAGATTCCATGACGATCCTAAATCTGGGACGTGTGCGTTGAGTAAAGTATTTGATGCTTCTGTAAACGTGTCATAAAAAATAGTGCTTCCAGTTACTATATTATAAACGGAATCTATTCTCGGCATTTGTCCGGCGACTTTAAGGTTTGAACCTATGGTTAGATATCCGCTATGTTCAAAGAAGTCAGCGTAAGAGTATATATTTACTTGGCCACCAGAAGTACCCCCTATGTAAAAATTGTTTATTGATCCAGAAGCACCACTTAAAACTCGTAAATTTTTAGTCCCACCCCAAGTGGAGTTATTTAAAATTTCTACATTTTGCGTGTTTGATGCAGCAGTGTTTGCTATATATGCCGAGCGGCCCGCAGCAGTTGATAGGTTTGTGTCGTTCGTTGAAGTGATACTGGAATTGTTAGTTATTCCAGTAGATACCATTGCCCCAATAAATGTCGAAGCACCGTTGACATATATTGTTTGATTCGCGTAAACTGGGCCAAAGAATGATGCGTATTGGTTCAGTGGAACGTCTAAACCTTTTTCAAAAACAACCGTTCCACTGAAAGATGATGCCGAGGTTTGAAATCTGAGTTGGTTATCGGCATTCAGGCTTTTAACAATATCACCAGTTGATCCTACATAAAATACTTTTTTTGAATCATCTGCAAAAAATACCCCACGAGGGAAACTTTCTAATCCGGTGATTGTTACTGACTGTCCCGAATAAACGGCACTCGACAATTCCCAAGGAACACTGAGATAATACTCAACTATTATATCCGAATTTGATCCGATTAAGTATAAATAACTGCCATCAATTGAAAAATCAATTGATTGTGGGGCAGAACATATATTTGTTACAGATAAATTATTTCCAACGACCGCAGTCGCAATGTCCCATGCTGCTGAAAGATTGTATTGATAAATTCTGTCGTTTGTTGTACCGACAATATACATTTTAGTTCCATCTAAACTAAAATATAAACCAGTTGCCGCCGAATCTTCGTTAACAATTGATATAAATTTTACAAACGTCATTGAAGAAACTAACCACGGAGTTGGTAAATTGTATTCAACCACTCTATCGGAGGTGTTACCGATAATCCACAGTTTCGTACCGTCCGGTTTTATATATAAGTCAGTCGGTGTTCCTTCATATGTAGATAGTAGTGGAGAAAATTCGTTGTTATATACGGCACTACTTAAAGTCCAAGGAGTTGACAAGTCATAAGCGTAAATGCGATCTGCCGTCGAATCAACGATATACATTTTAGTTCCAGTATCGTTGAAAAACACACCTTCCGAAACCGTTGCTTGACTTCCTACATAAAAACTATCACCCGAGTCGTACCAGTTTGAAATCTTGGAACTTCCAGTTATTCTTGAATTCGAACCACTAATAATATATTCGGTCGAATACATATTGCCGGAGAGCATCATTGATGAACCGGAATAGGAATGTGCGGTTAGCATTCCAGCAATATTGACCGACCCGGTAACTGACATTGATCCAGTGCGCTGATGAATATCATCAAGACTGTCGCCGAATTTTGTGCTTCCACTTTGGTAAATTATAGAAGAAGAAACATACTGAGTAAAAAATTCTTGCGCTGTTACCTTTCCGCCAACATAAACATCGCCACTGATATATGCGGATGATCCTGAATATACGGAAGTATTTAAAGTTCCTAATATATCTAACGATCCGGTCAATGTTTGTGATCCGGAACTATTTAGTAGTCGTGTCCAACCTTGGTAAGATGAACCAGAATTATAATAATATACCCCTTCATCTGCGGGCGTAGTCACATACACCATCAACCCCCGCGAAGAAGAAACAATCGCATTTCGCTGAGTTGATGTCATTCTTGGCAAAAGAAATCCAAGCGTTGTGGATTCTACCTGCAACATTGCACTGTTGTGCATTGACAGACCAGTACCCGCACTTATCAATGCTCTGTTTGACAATAAACCTAACGATACGTTCCCACCAGATGAGCCACCTTGTGCATATATAGATGCACCGTAAACATTGTTTGTACTAACACCTAAACTGCTTGCCGCAACTATACCGACTGCGCTTGTTACTTGTAAACCTTGTGCGTTGTTGTGTCCTGTGTTGTTTATTATAGCAGTAGTACCGCCAACAGCGTATGGTCGGACTTGAAATGTTGAATCGCCATTAAAAAAGTATCCATCGTCTCTAACAAAAAATCCTGCTGTTCCGGCGCTATTTTCTGCTCTAAATGTAGTTGTAGCAGAGGTTGTTCCCGATCCTCTGAATCTACCGTTTCCAATTACGTCTAACTTATATGCCGGATTATTTGTATTAATACCAACATTACCACTGCCGGATACAAATAAAATATTTTGTGAAGAATTGGAATCTATCTCAAACAATCCTGAACCGCTGGAACCGGACACGTGCAACGTAGCAGCCGGAGATGTACCAATACCGACATTGCCATCCATATTTATGTTTCGATTCGCTGAACTCATAAAAATAGATGCCGCTGAACCCCCTTGTGTGGTAGTTATACCGGAAGTGCCATAATAGATATTTCCTATTCTGAATCGGTTATTTGCGGATTCCACAAGCATAAGGGAGTTTCCGGTCAAGCTACCAGTGTCAGACCAAAATGCTACTTGGTTAGCACCGCCTGATCCTAAAACGCCGCCCGATCGTATAATGTCGGCATAAGACGCAGTTCCTAATAATGATCCTGTGAAGGATGTTGCCTGAATACTTCCGCTAACAAAGTAACTGCCTGAGAGCGTGTTACCATTTACCCATATCTGCTGTGCTTGATTGTATGCAAGTAATTGTCCATTCTGAGGATTTGTAATTCTTACATTATGGAGTTCATCTATTTCGTAACCGTTTTGAACCCTGACATATAATTGACCCGCGCCTGCGTTAGCACGTTGAACAATGCCTACGAATACTGAATGTGTAGGTGCTTGTGGTTTTGTTACAGTAAAAGTTCCCGGAGTTGTACCTAACCAAACGGCATCGCCGGGATTAAAGGAACCGAGGTTCAATCCATTGACCACGCCCTGAGTTGTTACATATCCTAATTGATCGGATAAAATATGTTCAGTAACAACACCAAATGTCTTTGTAGAAGTTAATTCAGTTAGACTGGATGCACGGTAAACCTTTGGCTTATCCCCACGGCTGCCGGACATATACACTACTTCACCATCTAATAAGGTTGTAGATTCTCCATTCACTACATAAGCCGCAACTTCCAGACCCCAAGACAGGTTAACATTGCCACCAACTACGCCAAGATCAAGCGTACCAAAATCCGGATTCCATGTTATTCTGGCCGGAGCGTTGGTTGAATACGAAGAAGTGCTGAAATCAATATGCGATGCGTTTATCAATGAACCGGACAAATGCACAGTTCCTGATACATCCAAGGCATATTGAGGATTAGAATTGTTTATACCAAGCCTGTTGTTGGTATAGTCATAAACTAAATTTTGAGAGCCGGAGATGGCCTTTGATGCAGTCCAAAACGCCAATTGCGTTATGCTTCCGGTTCCAGTTAAAGAACCAACAGCATTTAATGTGTTATTCAAAAGGTTCAACCCTGAACCAATGGTAATATTTGTCAGGTTATTGTCTTGACTTATACCAGCAAGAGAAACAGCACTTCCAGAAAAGGTTGATATATAAACCGAGCCACTGATGTTAAGGTTTGAACCATCAAATGAAAGGTTCTTGCTTCCGGTAATATATCCACCGCTGACAAATAGTGCCAGTAAATTATTAGCTCCTGAGCCGGATATTATTTCTGTTGGAAGATTGGCACCTTCGCCTTTCTCTCCCCGTGGCCCTTGTGGGCCTTGTTCGTAAATGGTTATTACTTCAACAGTAGGACTCTCGTTGATAATCGTGAGTTGATTATCCGATTCCTCTACGACATTGATCGTTACATTGTCTTCATTGTAAATATTTAATTTTCTATCAGAAGCCAAGAGTTGTCACCTCTTTGAGTAATTTAACCTTTCCCGAAACTAATTCTCTGACATAAGTCGTTGCGCCTGACCCGGAGTATATCTCAATGTCAATGTACGCTGTGTCAAAGGTGAACAAGGAGGAAGAATAGGCACTGATTACCATGCCTATACTTCCCGATGTTCTTGGTAATACAACTCCGCCGGAAACAGGTGTCATGTTGAACCCTGTGCCGTCCGGAGCTAAACTGGAACTCAATGTACAATAAACTGTCGCATTTGCCCCGTATCCAGATTTAATTTGTGAACGCACTTCATACCCGGTGAAGTCAAAAGGTTGACCATCGGTTAAATATTCAAACCTTCTACTGAAAGTTTTTCCTTGCTTAATCAGGAATGTAGTGGTGTTACACGACATTTAGCAGTCCTCTGCGGTTGGATATAGTTCTCTCAACTTTGAATACGCCTGTTCAAAAACATTTGTCCATTCGCTGAGATTGTAATGGATCGGAATTTGAAACCAAAACAGTGGAGATACTCGGTTATCTCTGGCTGGCTTGTCTGCATAAACATATACAGTAGCCTGTGATTCAATACGAGTGAGCCACTTAGTAATCAAATCCTCGCTGGCCGGAATAGGTTCAAGATATTCGTAGTCAGCATTTGTTGTTTGTACGGTTTGAACTCTGACGTATGCCTCTTCTAAAATGGAGCCATCTGGGAGTTCATAGTTTTTAATTGTCAGTGCCATGTATTAGCGTTTATTCTTCGTTCTTTTTGATTTTTTTGAATTGCTTGACATCTACTACCTCCACAGGCTGTTCGTCGATTGTAGGCGATTCTACGGCCTCTGAGACAGATTTGGTCGCAGCGACCGGAGTTGACTTTTTCGGAGTCGTGTCTGTCACGAATACCGGATCAGGCTGTTGACCCGCTTTCCATTTTGAGTTTTGATTTGGTCTTCCCATTGTGATTCCTTTATTTAATTAAACCTTTGTTCCTACATTTGCTCCGGCACGGAGACCCGCACGGGCAATAGCTGTTATTTCGGGTACTATTTCTTCAATTGCCAACTGAACACCTTTCATAAGTTCTTTACTCTTCACTGCCGCCTTCATCGTTTGAACGATGGTTGAGCTATCAAATGTAAGCGACTTGACGGTTTTGATAATACCTCCCACTGAAAATGCAAGAAGTCCGCCGATAACTGCTGTAAAGAGTAACTCTGCTATCTGTTCTATTCGCTTCGGGTCTTTGGTAAACTTCCCTGCTACTTTCTCAAATATCCACATGACTTTGTGATGATACCTGTCGGCAAACTGAATTATTTTCTGAGCAAGAACATCGCCTCCAAAACCTTTCTTGTTAAACCTCTTGACTACATCATTCAGGTAATTTACAAACTTACCAAAGAGTTTTACAATGTACGGGCCTGAGAGCCACAGAC